GCCGAGGCGACCTACCAGGCGACCCGTCAGGCGACCGAGCAGGCGACCAGCCAGGCGACCGAGCAGGCGACCTACATGGCGACCGACCTGGCGACCCGCCTGGCGACCGCCGAGGCGACCCTCTATGCGACCTACCATGCGACCGACCTGGCGACCTACCAGGCGACCCGCCAGGCGACCCGCCAGGCGACCGACCAGGCGACCGACCTGGCGACCCTCCAGGCGACCCGCCAGGCTATTTTTTTGCTCGCCTGTGCGCGGAGATGGCAGCGTATGTATCAGGGCGGTAATATGTGGTCAGCCTGGGACTCTTACTTGACCGCCGGGCGGGACGTACTGGGGCTGCGACTGCCATCGCACGCGGCATACAGATCCTGGGAGCAAGTCGCGATCCACGGCGGATTTCGAATCATGCACCCCGAATTTTGCATGGTATCCGACTTTCCGGAGGTGATCCAAGTGGACGCGGGAAATCGCCCACATTGCGATAATGGGCCGTCGCATCGCTGGCGTGATGGTTGGTCCCTGTGGTACTGGCACGGTGTAGCAGTGACGGAGCAAATTATCATGCGGCCGGAAACGTTATGCGCCGCGGACGTCCACGCGGAAAACGACGTGGAGGTGCGGCGTGTGATGGTGGAGCGCATGGGTTGGGACCGCTACGCAGAGCAGGCTGGCGTCCGAGTAATCCATGCCGACGCACTGGAGTCGCAATTTCCGACTATCCCTGTGAGTGATCTTATCGAGCCGTCGCAGCGGCTGGTAATATCATATCGCGCGGGCGAGGAGACAGCGGAACTGCTGGAGTGTACCCAGCAGACCGACTTCGAGGGGCGCCCAATCCGCCTGGTTCGCCTCACCGATCCATCAACAGGGCGCCGGTACACTCTCCGGGTGGCACACGACACCCAGCGTTGTTATGAGGGGGTGGCCGCGTCTTTCGGGATGACGGAGAAGCAATACCGCTCTGGCGCATACAAGCGGCAGGGGGATGTTATGTTGAAGTCTTTGGTGCGCAAGGTAGATCAAACTCACAGTTAAGGAGACGTATGAGACGTATGATTCCGAAAAACGCAAAACGTATTGCACTGCGCCCGCTGGCGTTGGGCGAGAAGACCGGGCATCACCACTCTCTGGTGTGCTTGGATGAGGGCCGCGACATCAACGATGTGGCGCAGATGTATGAGGCCACGGAAGACGACAAAATCAAGACGTATTTGATGGTCATTGAGGACGAGTGCGTGGCGCTCGTGCACCAGGAGCACAAGGCACAGCTTGTGCCGGCCGGACAGTACGAATTGGTGATCCAGTCTGAGGTGACCGACTGGGGCACCGCTGCCGTGGTGGATTGACAGTGCGACGACTACGGCGGATGTGGTGCCGTATGATGCACGTCCGCATTATGTTTGCCGGCGGCACGACTTACGAGTGCCGCCGGTGCGGGGAGCGATTCGAGCATCCCGCGCTGAGCGGAGCAATAAAACCGCTGTTGGCGCCGCAGTCAGTGCGCTTGGTGAGTGCGCCGACGCGCAAGCGGGCCGGACGCGTGGTCAAGATAGGGGGGCGGAATGGATAACAATCCGGTGGTCTGCGCCGTCATGCTCGTCAACGGCAGAGAGGCGATGGTGCATCGCGCTATCAAGTGCTGGCGCGCACAGACGTACACCAAGAAGCGGTTGTTGGTGCTGGACTCTGGCGCGGAGCAGGTCCACGGAACCCCATACGGCGAAACGGACGCCACCACGGTTTGGATGCCAGATATGCGGGCCCAGACCATCGGCGCATTGCGAAATACTGCTAACTGGTGCGCGGTGGAAAGGTATCGTCCCGATGCCATCGTGCACTGGGACTCAGATGACTGGAGCCACCCTAAGCGGATTGAGGAGCAGTTAGCCGCACTTTTAATTGCGCCATCGTGCGTGGTTGGCTATACGGAGATGCTGTTCTGGGATTCGGTGCCCGGCCAGTTCGCCGGTGCGTGGAAGTACCGCCAGAGCAACCCTGCCCTTCCGTTGGGCACGTCGCTCTGCTACCGGTCTGTGGCTTGGTTGGCCTGCAAATTTGAGCACATCACGCCGCCAGGCGGGGAGGACGTGCGGTGGCTGTCGCAGCGGCGCCTTTACCCGCAGGGTGTGTCAAGCATTCCCGCGGGAGGCAGCGGCCGCCCCCGTATGATCGCCGCCATTCACGGCGACAATACCAGTAGCCGGATATTGCCGGAGGCGCGGGAGTGGAATCGCGCGCCGGAGTATGATACCTACTGTCGTGAGGTGATGGCGTTATGAATACCGCGCTGGCATTTGTCTGCACTTACAACGAGGCCGATATCATTGGCTGGACGGTCGCCCATCTAAAGCGACAGGGTTGTCATGTGCTGGTAGTCGATTGTAAGAGCACGGACGGCACACGTGAGATAGCGGAGCGCGCCGGCGCGGTGATCCAGACGTATGCCAAGCCGCCTGTGAGTTGGCACGCAATGCTGGGGCGCATTGAGGACCTAACATCCCATGTCGGCCAGATCTGGTGCGTGCACTGCGACGCCGACGAGCTGCGCTACAGCGATGTTCCCGGCGAGACGTTGACCGATGGGTTTGCGCGCGTGCAGGCGGCCGGCTATAACGCTATCGATCACAATGTGCTGACATTCCATCCGACAGTTGATGGCTACGACGGGAGCCAGGACCCCGAGAAGTTCTTCTCGTACTACTCTGATGATCCGCTCAACCAATCAATCGGCCAAGTCAAGGCATGGCAAAACCCCGGGTCTGTGAGCTTAGCCCACAGTGGTGGGCACCAAGTGCAGTTCGCGGGGCGCCGTATCTACCCAGGCAAATTTCTGAGCAAACACTATCCGATCCGCAGCCAAGTGCAAGGGGAGCGAAAAGTGTTCCGGGAGCGACAGTGGCTTGACCAGAAGCAAGGCCGGCGCGATTGGCACGTGCAGTACCGGGACATCGAGCGAGGCCACAATTTCATCTTCGAGATGGATGGCTTGCGGGAATGGAGCGAGAGATGATCTATGATAATTTACTACCGGTAATTGACACCACACCGTGGATGATTGCCGATGGCGGCGCGCTTGACGTGGACATATGCCCAGACTGCTGGGAGCGCCGCGCGCACATTGAGCGATACGTGTTTGCGTGCCGTGTGTGCACCGGCATGAGGGTGCTCGATTTCGGGTGTGGCGTCGGGTACGGCAGTGAGATGCTGTGGCACGTCCGCAACGACGTCACCGGCGTAGACTCGTCGATGTCGGCGCTCAAGATGGCGCGCTCGCGCGAGCGCCATCTGCATCCCCGCGCGCTGGTGTTTGCCGGATCCGTGCCGAGTGGTGCGCAGTATGACGTATGTGTAGCACTGGAGGTACTTGAGCATATGCCAGAGCCCGAGCAATTCTTGGCGACGGTCCCCGCGCGGCACCTGATAGCCTCAGTGCCAGTCCGGCCGACGGTCGGCGAGAATCCGCACCACCTGCACGATTTCACGATTGAGAGTTTTCGGCAAATGTTGGAGCGCCATCACTGGGAGATCCGGTCGCACTGGATACAAGTCGAGCTGTTTCACGCGGAGCCTAGTGTCGGTATCTGGCACGCCGAGAGGAAGGCATGAGCACCGATAACGGCCGCAAAGAAATAGCCAAAATGTTGGGTGTCTACTATACCAAGCGGTTCGCGTTGCAGGAGAAGTGGGACGGCGATGGACCGCACGATTTCCGTCCTGGTTCCGCGCGGTTGATATGCGCGGGGGGCTTCGTCAACTCTGCGGACTTGCTTGCAGGCATTAGGCAATTCCGGCCATTCCGGTTTCAGGCGATATTTGGGTACGATGCCAATGCAGAGTGCAGGGAAGCCGCGTCCCTCATGGATGCGGAGGGGATGCATGTCTCTGTGGCTTGTCCCGGAGATGGAGGCAGGTTTTGGATTATCCGCTGGGGCGTTACGTATGCCGAGGCACAACAATGCCTTACTCGATTGTGATTTTGTCTAAGACGTCAAGCAACTTAGTTGCCTGCGTCCGTGCGGTTCGAGAGCATGGCGAGACGGCGCGCATCATCGTAGTGGACGATGGGCTCGGCGAGATCCCGGTGGACATGCAGGATGGCGAGACATGCTGGCTCCATGGCGCTGCGCCCTGCATCCGAATCCCAGGTATCAGCCCATTTGTGTTTGCCCGCAACGCCAACGAGGGCATTCGCGCTGCCGGCCGCGGCGACGTTGTGCTGCTCAACGACGACGCGCTCCTGGAGAGCCATCTCGGATTTTCGCATCTCGATACGCAGTGCAACGCCGCGCGACAAGACATGGGGATAATCGCCGCGACGACAAATGTCACCGGATACCCACAGCAGTGGAAGCGCCTGGCGGCGCAGGTTCGGGCGGTCGAGATTGCCGCCTTCGTGTGCGTCTACCTCCCGCGGCGGACGATTGACCTGGTGGGATTACTCGATGAGCGATTCGTGGCTTACGGCGGTGAAGACGTGGACTACTGCCTTCGAGTGCGTGATGCCGGGCTGCTGGTGGGTGTCAGCGATTTCTGTTTCGTGGACCACTCGCGACTGCGCTCCACGTTCCGCGGTGACGCGCGTGCCGGCGGCGACATCACTGAGAGCAATCGTCTGGGATTTGCTAAGTGGGGCGCAAAGTGGCCACATGGGCGGCACACGGTTTCCGCTCCGTAGGATATTTCCTTATCGTGGCGCGGCCGTGACGGGCGAGGCAAGGCGATGCGTGGCGTGGCGCGGCCGGGCACGGCCGGGTATGGCACGGCCTGGCATGGCGGGGCATGGAAATAGCCACGGATGCGCGCTGGTGATATCCTCAGGCCATGCGGCGACGAATCCAGACATGGCTTTACCGGGCGCTCATGTGGCTGCGCCCGAAACCTGATCTACAGCCAAGAGTAGATGCCCTTTCCAGCGCTTTGGCGAGCGCGCAGGAGAAGTTGGCATACGACATAGGGCAGGCGCGCGAGCGGCTCTCTGAGCTGATCGAGGCGCGCGAGATGTGCGGTCCTGGGCCGTGGCTACGCTCTGACGCCAATGCTCCAGTCAAGGTCGGACGACTCCGCGAGGCGGGCCCGGCGTCCAGTATCGGCGCCTTCGGCGAGTACGATTTGATGCTCCAAAACGTGGAATGGAAGAGGGAAATCAACTATTCGTTTTTAGAGTTCTCGCGTTGGGGCCTCCAATCGATCGTCCTGATTTGCCGACTCTACTACCTCAAAAACCCAATCGTACGGCGCCTGGTGGATGTTTGCGCGTTGTATGTATTTGCCCGCGGCGTGGACGTCACGACCTCCGACAAAGACGCCAACGAGGTGCTGACGGAGTTTTTCGAGCGCAATCGGCATGTGTTGGGGCACACCGCATTGACCGAGCTGGAAAAATCCAAAGATCGAGACGGAAATCTGTTCTTCGCTTTTTTCTCGGACGCTGCCAACAAAGGCACTGTCGATGTTCGCACTGTCGACGCCACGGAAATCCAGGAGATCATAACGGATCCGGAGGACAGTGACCAGCCATGGTTCTACCGCCGGCAGTGGTCCGCGAAATCGTGGGACGTGGTGAGCGGCCAACAGACGACGGAGTATCAGGACTGCTGGTATCCGGCGCTTAACTATGATCCCGATGTCCAACAGCCCACCATCGGCGGCAAGCCGGTGATGTGGGCCACGCCTATCTACCACCGCAAGGTTGGAGCGGTCGGCAAATGGCTCTTTGGCTGCCCGCGCATCTATCCGATGCTCGGCTGGGCGAAGGAAGGGCGCCGCTTCCTGGAGGCCTGCGCCAGCGTGCGCCAGAGCCTCAGTCAGATCGCGATGACGCTGACCAGCAAAGGCGGTCAGCAAGCGCTCGAAGCACAAAAGCAGCAGCTCCAGACGACAGTGGGACCGCCGAATCAAATGTGGGACGTCAATCCGCCGGCAATCGCGGGGAGTATCTTTGGGAGCGGGCCGGGGACGAAGTTGGAGGCCTTCAAAATCCAGGGCGCGACATTCTCACCGGAGGACGTGCGTCGCTATCTGCTGATGTGCTGCATGGTCAAGGGCGTGCCTGAGACGTTCCTCGGCGACGTCTCCACAGGCAATCTGGCCACAGCCACGAGCCTAGACCGGCCCACCGAAACGGTGATGCTGGCGCTGCAAGAAGAGTGGGTGGAGGATCTGACTGTCATTGCCACCTACGTGCTCAGCGTGAGCCTGCGGGCGCCCGGCGGCCGACTGCGGGAGGCGTGCCCCAATCCTGGAGCGATCCGCATCTGCGAGGCGGCGTATCGGCGCGCACCATCAGGGCGGCGTACGTATGAGGCCAATCGCAAACAGATGGACGATGACATTGAGGTGCGCGTGGTCTTCCCGGCGATCCGCGAGGGCGACGTGCCGGCGATGGTGGGCGCCACGGTCGAAGCGATGACGCTCGGCAACAAAGGCGGCCAAGTTACGGGCATCGACGAAAAAGAGGGCATGAAGATCCTGTACCGGCTGCTCGATATCGAGGGCGGTGACGAGCTCGCCGAGGCCCAGTACCCGGACAAGGAGTACGACCCGGATCGCACGAAGGAGGAGATCCCGCCCCCCGTGCCGAAGATGCAGCCGCAACCCGGCGGCACGCAACCGAAGCCAAACCAGGTCGTTACCGCGCAGCCTGGCGGCCAGCCATCGCCGCTGGCAGTGCAACAGGACACCAGCGCGCCGACGGACGCCTCGACGAAAGAGGCAGCACAGAGCCTACGGCGGCTCGCAGAGGCACTCGATGGGCATTGATATCGCAGACCTGGCAGACGAGGCAGCGCGTCTCCTGGAGGCCGGCGGCCTGAGGCACAAGAGTCATGCTCGGCACATCGGACCAGCGCGCGCCGATGTCGAGAAAGTCTTGCGGCACTACTGGGCGCGGCAGGAGGCGGCAGTGCTGGCAGAGATCAAGCCACGTCTGGCTGCTATCCTGGCGCAACATCCACCGCCTGCGATGCCTGTGCATGAGGCCGATAGCGGCGGTGGCGAGTGGGTGACGATTCACGGGCATCCAGTATTACTGGGCGGCGGCGCGGCAGCGAAGAGTGATCGTGTTGAGCGCGCGAAGGAAAGCAAGGTGCTGACCAAAAAAGAGGCGCAGCGCATTGCCGATCGCAGCGAGCAGGTATTGGCGGATGGTCTAGGAATGAACCGCACTCCCGACAACTCGCCGTTTGACCTTCGCACCGATGAAGTCGAGGGTCAGGAAATCATCGTTATTACCAACGGGTGCAACTGATGGCTCGCTCCCCGCTGTCCAAGCAGGTGGCGCAAACCATCCTGCCATCCAGCGTTAGCCCGCTGCGCTTCCCGGTGACGAAAGGCGAATTCGATGATTACGCGGATGCGCTGGGCGGCGCAATCGCCGCGGCGGCAACGGTACTGGCCGCGGAGGTCAAGAGCGGTGCAGTCATCCCTGATGATTTCGCGGGCCGCTACCTGCGAGAAAACAGTCTGTCCAAGCTCACTGGCAACTTCTCCGGCGAGTCCGTGAAACAGATCCAGAATGCCATTGCCGACGCATGGCAGGCCGGCGGCAGCTACGACCAGGTGGTCCAGGCTGTGCAGGATACCTTCGAGCAGTTTTCCTCCGTGCGCGCCGGCATGATCGCACAGACGGAGGTCAACCAGGCCTACGTGGCCGGCCGGGATGCCATGGCGCACCAGCTCGGCTACGAGGAGAAGCGCTGGAGCGCCGATGGCACAGAGTGCTGCGACGAGTGCCAGGAGCAGATTGACGCCGGATGGATCGGCCTGGATGATGATTTCCCTATCGGCGATGATCCCCCCGGACACGTAAATTGCGACTGCTCAGTCGATTACCGACAGGGCTATGGAGGCGACTAAGAATGACGGATGAAACGAAGTTGCGATGCGCAATCGAGAGCGCGGTGAAGCTGTTGCTTGGCGCTACTATCGGCCAACTCCAGACCATGGATGAGGACGCCGACAAGTGCTGCCGCCGCGGTTTGGGAGATCTCTTCCGGCATTCGATCATCGCGGAGAAATTCGTGTGCCCGGCGTGCGGGCTGGAGTACCGGCCGGAGTCGGTGGGCGACGTGCGGCACTGGCGCATCGTGCCGGCGACAGTGGTCATGCAGTTGCGCGGCTGAATTAAATCTGGAACCCCTGGGCGCGGAATGCGCCCAGGATGTCATCGTGCCGGGTGTCGAGCGCGGGCCGAAGATACGGCTGCGCTCCGTGCCCCTGCCAGTTCTGGCGCCTGAAGTCATAGACCCATCCTCCGGTGTACGGCACCCCCTCAACCGGTAGCGCATACGGGTACGTGCCTTGCCCGCGGATGCCAGTCCCAAATTCGACAAATGCAGAGTAGGGCGCGAGGAATGCCACGCTGCCATCTACGCGCGTGCCGATCCATTGCTGCTGGGCTTTGCCGCTGGTGGCGAGTGTGCCGCTGCTCGGCGATTCGGATCTCGGCGCGAGAGAGGATGCCTCTTCGAGCACCGCGCCGCAGGCGCCGGCTACACCCGCCTTGATGCGTGGCACGATGAGCGATTCAGTGCTGGCGAAGTCACCCGCGCGGAACGTGCTGGTGGCCCGGATATTCATCGATGCCAGTAGCCGCCCATCGATCCAAACATCCAGCACAACAGCAGCACCAGAAGGACAATGCCGAGCGCGCCGCCGGCGCCCCATCGACCATATCCCCAGTACCCGCCGCCGCCGCCCAGCAAAAGCAAAAGCAGAATCAAGAGTATCAGCATAGTGTCCTCAGACGTGCAGTAGCGGCCAGAGCAGCGACAGCACGTAGAAAAACAGCCCACCGGAAATCAATGTGGGGTAGTAGGGTTGGGGAGATGCCCACCAGCGCGACCATGCGCCGAAGGCAAAGAAGATCAGGGCGACAATCAGGAAAACGACTTGCAGTCCCATGGCCCGAGCATACCACCACGGGAAAACCTCGGGAGGGCTGGAGCCTTCCGAGCGCCAGCCTTATGATCCCCGAGTCGTGTGCACCATGTCGTCCATTTTGCCACACGTGCTCCGTGGGTGTAAACTGCGGGCATGCACATCTCAGCGTTTGACGACATCACCGGCGACGGCGCAAAGCATCAGCTCGTATCGCTGCTCAAAGTCGGCGGCGTGGCGCAGGTACAGGACAACTGGGCATGCAAATGGTGGCAGATCGTGATGCTCAGCTCCAGCGGGATCACGCGCGTGGGCGACATCAACGTGTCGGTCGCCAACGGGATCCCGATTGGCACGCCAAACAACGGGCAGTTTGCTCCGGTCAGTAGCGCGTTGCCGGAGGTCTACGACCTGTCGCAGGTCTACGTGATTATCAAGAGCGGCGACGTGGCCAGCGTCGCGAGGGCGGTGTGACATGCGGCGATTGTGGCTGATCTTGCTGCTTGCCGGCGCCGCTCTCGCGCAGCCGACTGGCGGCGGAACCAGGGGGTGGGGGCACGACGCGCGCGGCTCCCAGCAGCGACGGTAAGCAGCGGAGCAGTTACGCAATACAACGCAATGCAACTGGGATACTCGGGGTACTTACTGGCCGGGGGATACTGGTGGAATGGCACGGTGTGGGCGAATCGCTAGGAATAATTAGTCCGCGACCGGCGGCCCCGCGAGGGTTTCTGTCGTGTGCGCAATCTCCGCGCCGGTGAATACCGCCGAGGGGAACCTGCGGAAGTGGCCAGCCAACACCTCGCGCATCGCCTGGATCCCGCGCAATATTCCCCGGCGCTCCGCGCGCCAATTCTCGCGCACCTTGTATTCGCGATGATATTCCGCGCGGCACTCTTTACACCATGGATTTGCGTCTTCCGAGTTCCCCGACTTCGGGCGTAGACCGCATTTGGTGCAGAGGGGTGATCCGTTTTCCGGTTTCGGCATGATTCGAGTTTAAAACATTTTTACGGAATTGCTATGCTCTTGAGCCCAATCGTCTTACGATTTGGGCGTGAAGGCTGATCCGAAAGTCCTGGCGGACTTGCAGACCACATGCGGGATTTTGGCGACAATCGCAGAACAATACCGAGTCGATGGCTACCAGATCCGCAACCTCGGCCTCAAGGACCTGGGGCACAAATTCTATCCGCATTGGCACCAGGCAATTGAGTGCCATTTAAACGGCGCCATCAAGCAACTGCTGAATTTCGGCGCCGATCCAAACTATCAGATCGGCTCGATTACCACGGCGGCGGATGTGCGCACGCTTATCCAGCGCGACTCGGAGATGCTCAATCGGGCCTTCGCTGCGCTCTGCGGATTCCGCGCGGCGGCGTGGAGCATCCGCGCAGACTATGTGCCGGACCTCTACGAGCACGCCATCGATGAGGTGCAGCACCAGATCAACAAGCTGGAGCAGTGGCTCCGGCTGATTGCAGGGATTGGGCCGGGCGACTTTATCGGCGCCCTGGTGGAGGTGTAAATGCCGCTACTCGTTGAGGCGCGCGAAGCACAGCAGCATGCAGTCGTTCAGCCCGCGCCGGTTGCCAAGCTCAAAGCCGGCTACGTTGCGCTGGCGCTCCAGATCCAGGAGGCGGCCAGCGGCCTGACCGCATCCAGCGTGGGCCAAAAGCTCCAGGCCGCGGTCTCGGACGCGCACAAGGGCACCGGCAAATGGGCGTCGTACTTGGACCATGTCGGCGACGACGACTCGGGGGACGTCATCTACTCCTGCTCAGGCGACACGATGAGTTGCCCGTATGAGATTACGGGCAGCGGAGATGGCGTGGCAGCCACCGCCAAGCTCGACCTCGACTCGGCCAAGAAGGTCTCGCCGCGGGTGACCTACGAGGACATGCCGGACGACGAGGACGACGACGGCATGGCCAACATGTACGAGGCCGCGCTGTACACGCGCGGCGGGCTGCCACTGGTAGAGCGGTTCGTGAGCAAGGCAGAGCGCGACACCATGGATGAGGGAGACTTCGCAGGCAAGGGCAAAAGTTTTCCAATCAACAAACCCGGCGATATCATGGCGGCGGTGCATTCGATGGGGCGCGCGGGAACCGGCAACTACGGACCTGCGGCACTTAAGGCCAACATCATCCGCATCGCCAAGAAAAAGGGCTGGACGAAGTATCTCCCACAGGCTTGGCAGGGCGGCGGAAGCGATGCAAAGGAGGGCGCGGGCGCTGGAACGCGAGAGACCGACGGTCTCCGTCTGATCGAATCCGCCGCCACTGTCGAGGCGATCCGCATCCAGGAGGCGCGCGCCGACTATCTGATCAAGCTCATCGCACCTGGCGCGGGCGCATCGGCCTACTACCCGCAGGAGGTGCTGGAGCGCGATGGACCGAAGGTCTTCCGCGCCGGCACGCATGTCTATCTCAATCACGCCACACAGGCCGAAGAGGCCGCGCGGCCGGAAGGGGACGTGCGCAACCTGGCGGGCGTGCTTACCTCGACCGCTGAGTATCAGGAGGGGGCACCGAAGGGGCCGGGCCTCTACGCGCGGATGAAAGTCTTTGCAGACCACGCGCAGATGGTCGAGGAGAAGGCGCCGTACGTGGGCATGAGTATCCGGGCATCTGGCATTGCCGAGTCAGGCAAGACGCGTGACGGCAAGCCAGTGCTCAAAGAGCTGACCGGCGCGGAGTCCGTAGACGTAGTGACACGGGCCGGCGCAGGCGGAATGATTTTGACCGAGGCGGCGGGCGCCGCCAAACCAAACCAAGGAGGCGCGGAAACTATGACCGCAGCCGAGCAGCAGCAGGTCACACGGCTGATGGAGCGGGCGATCCGCGGAGATGCGCGGGAGGCAGCTACGCGCATCCTCGCAGGAGTCACGCTACCGGAGGCCGCAAAGCAGCGGGTGATTGAGACCGTCCTGGTCCAGGTCCCCACGAAAGATGGCGAGGTGGACGCGGTGCGGCTTACCGAGTCCGTCAACGCCGCCGCCAAAGCCGAAGGGCAGTATCTCGCGGCCGTCGCGCCGTCCCGCGTGTACGGCATGGGCGCCAGCGCGGGAGCCGTCGAGATCGACGCGCGGGAAGCCGAGCGGCGCGAGGCCCAAAACAAACGGCGCGATGAAGAAGACCTGAAGGTCTTCGAATCGCTGATGGGTGGCAACAAGGAAGCGGCCAAGCTGGCGCTCGCCGGGAGGGTGGCATGAAGAATCAGGCATTCCAGGGCACACCGAGCAGCCCGCGATTCGCACTGTGCCCTAGCACGGTCAAGGCCGGCGACGCGGTCTTGCTCGGCAAGATTCCGGCGTTCGCTCTGAACGATTATCAGAGCAACACCGGCGGCGCAACGTTTTATACCAACGGCACGTTTTACACCACCGTCGTTGGCACCACGAGCCACAGCCCGTACACGGGTGCGGCCATTGCTCCAGGGGCATTGCTCTACGCGAGCGGCGTGCTGGACAACACCACCAACGTGACCACCGGTCTGCTGATCTCAGCGACCAGTGGCGATACGGCATTCGGAACGCTCGACCCGAGCTACTCGGCGGGCGTGGGAAGCGGCCTGACGGTGACGTCAGCGCCGGTGAGGATCTAACGCCATGCCCGAAATCACAAACTTTGCTCAAGCGGCCACGCTGGACAACTGGACGGCGCAGCACTCCTCACTTGACGGATTCTCGGCGGCGCGGCGCAATGCGAGCGCGGTGCAGGAACGGCGCATTCGAGAGGCGGCTCGGCTGTACGCCGACGTGCTTCGCGGGCGCGAGCATCCGATGATGCTCCAGGAGGCCATGAATCCCCGGACGGACCTCTTCATCGGCCACCTGATGGAGAAGTATCCGGGCCTCTATGGCGATCCGGGCGGCAGGATGCTGGGATTACGTGAGACGATGGCAGTCACCGACTACCAGGCGCTCTATGTGGATGTGTTGGACCGCCTGTATTATGGCTGGTACAACAGCTATCCGATCCCCAACAAATCGCTGGTCAAAATCAAGACGTTGCGCGATTTCCGCGCCGTCAAACGGTACATGATGGACGGTGTGGTCAGCCCGTTGACATCCAGCGACCCGGGCGCACAGATCCCGAACCGCTCGCTGTTGGGGCCGACGCCGCAGAATGGAGTCAGCCCGCCGACGCCATCCACTAGTACCGCCGCAGTGACGTACTCGCCGTTGCTGTACCAGGCGATGACGAGCGTCAATTGGTCGGCCATCGTCGACGATGACTTGGGCATCTTCCAGGACCTTGCGCAACGACTGGCCATCTCGGGCAACCAGGGCATCAACAAATTCATCACCAGTCTATACGTCGATGCCGCCGGCCCTCACGCGAGCTTGTACACCTCGGGCTACGGCAATCTGATCAACATCACCAACGGGGCGAGCATCAATAACCCGCCGCTGTCGGCGCAAGGGATCATGGACGGGATGAAGATCCTGGCCGGAATGCGCGATTCGTCTGGCAACCCGATCATGATCACTGGGCGGCCGCGCTGCTGGTACGGCCCAGCCCTCACTGCGACGGCGCAAAACCTGAAGCGCGCGCTGACCATCTCACTGTCGGTCGAAGGCGGCAACCAGGCCGGCACCACCGGATTCCCGAGTCAGTGGCTCCAGGTGGCCAACTGGATCAACGACATGGACCTGGTGATGGACCCCTATATCCCCATCGTCTGCACTGCGGCTGGCGTGCAGCACACGGTCTGGGGCATCACTATAGACCCGGACAGCCAGAATCGTCCAGCTATCGAAGTCGGATTTCTGCAGGGCTACGAGACCCCGCAGACGTTCTCCCGCGTGCCGACTACCCAGCGCGTGGGCGGCGGCGTGGATCCGATGTTGGGTGACTTTTTCACGATGAATCAGGATCTCAAGATTCTGACAGTGATGGGCGGCACTCAGATCGATGGGCGCTCGACGGTAGCGAGCACAGGGCAAAGCGTATAGGGATTTTGCGATTCTCCCTATCGAAAGGAGCCGCCAGGCCAGACTCGGGGGAGGGTGGTCTGGCGGCTTTTTGATTATGGCAGCGACTTATTTAGGTGGTGCGAATCCGAGTATAGATTGGCCGCGGCTTCTGATTTCAGACACCGGGCCAACGTTCATATTCCAGGACTCGGAGATCCAATCGGCGTACTTGATTAACAGCATGCAGTTCCAGTCGGGGCAGTTTTACTCAGGGGCCGCCGGCCAGAACTTTCCGACGTGCCCGAGCAATTATCTCCGCGCGGCGGCGCTACTGCTCAACGCGCTGGCGAGCAATGCGGCGCGGTTGGCGAATGTCGCCGAGTTGCTCGATGTCAAACTGAGCGGCGGCGCGGCGGTGAAGGCGCTCCAGGACACCGCACAGCGGTACCTGGACATGGACGACAATTCAGGCGCATTTTTCATCGCAGAGCAATGTCAGACCGTATGGGGGTTCCGTGATAGATTCTGGGCGCAGATACAGCGGCAGTCGGGCGGGATGACGACCGGCTGAGTAGGTGACGTGGTGAGGCTGATCCATGGGCACGATTTTCGGTATTGTTGGGACGGCTCTGTCTCTTTTGACTTCCATTGTGGCGTTGACTGTCGTGATAACTCAGATGCGATCCAACCTGGCCGTGCTACAACAACGTGAAGAGCAACTCTCCACCAAAAATGCGAAGACATTTCAGGACATCACCGATCTTCTGATTCTGGTGAAGACGTTTATTGCAGAGCAGACCGAAATCAACAAACACGTGTCGGCCACACTTGAAGGACTGTGCTCGAAGATGGACTGCACAGAGCGGCGCGCGGTCGAAGCGGGCGCCGTGGTGGACCTGCTCCAGGAAATCATCAAACGGAACAGGCCGGTATCGATTGAATGAACCAGGACTGTATTGGCATGGCAATCCAGATGGTGATGCCCGCGGTGGTGGCCACAGGGCGCCTGGTGAGCCTCTGCACAATCCAGGCACCATCGGGCAACTTCGGCCCGAGCGGCGCCCCTGACGGGCGGTACAGTGACGTGGCGGGGCTCGTAGCGATCCCCTGCACCGCGCCGCCTCCCAGCAGCGCGCGCGTGCAGGCGACCGAGGTCAAGGCGCTCGCCGAAATCACCGCTGCTGAGTTGCATCACGTGCTCCTCGATGCATGGTACCCGCAACTCGATGCGGGATGGCGCGGTGAAGGCTCGCCGGCCGGCGCCTGGGCGGCGTTGATCGGTGCGAACGATGGCAGCGGCAATCTAATCGACGGCTATCTGTACGACATCCTAGGTGTCGAGTCCGATTCCCAGTCCCAAATGACTCGCATGACAGTGAGGCTGAGCACGATCTGATGTGGACCTACAGCCAATCGACGGGAGCAATGCAGCGGCCAGACGGCACGCTGTTGTGCTACGGCTACTCAGGTTTCGGCGCCGGCAAGAACAAGCCGGCACTGCAAAGCGAGCCTGATGTAGGACCCATACCGCAAGGCATGTGGACCATTGGCGGCGCGTTCGACTCGACTTTTGACGGGCCGCTGGTGATGCACTTGACAGAGCAAAAAGGGACGGTGACTTTCGGGCGCACGGGATTCATGATCCACGGCGACTCGTTCCAACACCCCGGCGGCGCGTCGAAGGGCTGCATTATTTTGGCACGACCGGAGCGCCTCGAAATCTCGGGGTCGAAGGATCGCGACCTCAAGGTGACTGCATGACGGCAGAGGTCAAACTGCGGACGCTGGCCAGCGCGGACCCCACCCTATCGGGGTTGCTCGCCAGCGCGGGCTTGTTCCGCTGGTTCGACCGCCAACTCCCCCAGGGCTATATCCAGCGCGGCGCCTGTGTCCGACTGCTGCGCGTCTCGACGCTGCCAATGTATGCCGCTTCCGGGCGCCTGGCAGCAGAGCAGATCCGGATACAGCTAGACGTGCTGGACTTCGACGCCGAGACGGCGCGCGGCGTGGCGGCTGCCATTGACACGTGGTTTGGCACCGTCGATCTGATGAGCGCGCAGCAATTTGCAAGTCCACCGACAACGCCACCGCAATTTCCGAGCTTCAAACTCAATCAGCGGGCGGGGATGGATTTTAATCTCCAACCGCCCGCATACGTCGAAACACTGGAGTACCGAGTCTTCAACAACCTCAACACGTAATAAGGAGAGAAACGACCATGAGCACACCGATCGCACTGCCCGCAATTAACACGTACCTATACCTCGGCTCGACTGCATCGCCGCCGGCGTACGGCGCGCCCATCGCCAACGTCGGCGACTACACCGGTCCTGGCATGAGCAAGGCTGTGGTGGATGTCACGAGCCACAGCAACACCGTTCCATGGCGTGAGAAAATCACCACGCTGATCGACGGCGGCGACGTGACATTGCCGCTGTACTTTATTCCATCGGACACCGGACACCAGGCGCTGTTGGCGGTGTTCGCGACCAATGGATTCTCCGGCATCCGCTGGTTCCAACTCGCGTTCAGCGATGGGGAAACCGACTGGCACTTCCAGGCGTCCATCTCCAAATGGAGCACCAAGGAGCCAGTGGCCGGCGTGGTCACCGCGGATGTGACATTCACAATCACCGGACAGGTGCTCTTCACGTAGTCGCGCGGCGGTGACGTATGGACAAACTCGAAACCTCGGGAGTGGTCAACCCCCTGGTGACCATCGGTGACCGCACGCTGGTGGTACGCTGCTCGTTCTTTGCGGAGTATCAACTCTCGTTGGCCGGCATGACGCTGGCCGGATGCCTCCAGATCCTCACCGCGCAGAGATTTGCCGGCGCGGCCGATCCGCGCGGCGTGGCATCGATGTGCGATATGTTCGCGGCATGCGTCTCCGAGAACTACACAGACCGGGCGCCAACGGCGAAAGAGTGGGCTAAGACCATCTCAGACTTACCGGACTCGCAGGCCGCATGGAAAGCGATCTGCCAGGCGGTCGATCAGGCAATATCAAAACGCTTGCTGGCGTCGGTTCCTCCGGCGGCGCCGCCAGCGACGGCGGATCCGCCGGCACTGACGAACTGAGCGAGGACTACTGGATAGACCTCTGGGCCTACGGGACATCTCCCGTGGGCCTTGGTCTGTCTGAACGACGCTTCTGGTCGCTCACCCGGCGCGAGTACTACGCGCTGCACCGGGTCAAGGTCATGGCGGCCGGGGGCGAAGATCCCTATGCCACCGGAACAACCAAGGATGGCAAGGTGGTACGGCTGCCGAAAGGCTGGCCGCGGCAATCCTTGGCCGCCAAAAAGACCGCGCTCCGCGCCGCGCTCGAAGTGGCGGCTGCGGCGGCGCAGGCGCGCGCAAATCAACGAGTGCCCCCAGGGCGGGCGCAGGCGGTGACAAATGGCTGATGACGGCAGCGAGAATATTGGCGGCGTAAATATCTCCATCGGAGCGGACTACTCCGACCTCAAGGACGCCTTCAGCGATGCACAGCAGGCGGCCGCGGCGGCCGGCGACAGCATTGCCCAATCGTTCACCACGGCGGCCAGCGCGACCACGGATTTCGACTCAGCGGTGGCCGCGCTGGTTGCATCTGGATCAACGCTCGAATCCGCCATAGATCAGTGCGCATCGATGCTGGAAGAAGTGGGAACCAGCGCGGACACTGCGGCCGGATCAGTCTCGGGTTTCGGGGATGCGGCAGCGGCGGCCGGAGGCGCGGCAGACGACGCGGCTGGCGGCATCGGTGGCATGTCGGATGCGGCCAACGAGGCGGCCGAAAGCGCGGGAGAGGCCGGCAGCAAACTGGGCGAGATGGCAGAGGGGCTACTCGCAGTGGGCGAGGCGCTGGCCATCACGGAAGGGCTCAAGGAGTTCGGCAGCGAAGCACTGACGGCGGCGGATAACGTCACGCACGCGAGTATCGCGCTCACCACACTGACGGGCAGCGGCGAAGCGGCCAACACCACAATCGAGGGGCTGGAGCAACTCGGCATGTCGGACGGGTTGGCCTTCCCGTCGCTGCTGACCGCCGGCACGCGCATGCAGGCGATGCTGGGGCCCACCGCCGATGTGACAGCGCAGCTCGCGCTGGTGGCCGATGGTGCCGCGCTGATGGGCACGGATATCGTGTCTGCCGCTGCGCGTTTCGACCAGATGGCGACGGCCGGCACTGCCAGCGTGCGCACCATGCAGAATCTCGGGCTGTCGCTCCAGTCTCTTGCGACGGCCATGGACCAAGTGGACCCGAGCGCCGACGCCACCGCGTCCACCGTGTCCGAGATGTTCAAGACCATGGAGCAGACGGATCGTATTCAGGTTTTGGATACAGCGCTCCAGAAACTTGGAGGCACCGCGGAGCAGGTCGCGAACCAGACTTTCAGCGGCCAATGGCAGGAGCTTGCGGATGCCTGGGATGCCACCATGGAGCAGGTGGGGCAAGCGCTGCTTCCTGTCATCGCGGACTTGGTGCAGTTCACAAAGACCGATATCGTGCCGTTCATTACGAATACAGTGGAAGCGTTCAATCAACTTCCCGGGCCCATTAAGGACGTCGTGGTAGCGGCAGGGGTGCTGGCTGCGGCAGCCGTGCCAGTGACCGCGGGATTGGCTGCTATCGGGCTTGGTGTGCAGGGGCTCCAGAATCTTTTGCCTGCTGCCACCGGACTACTGAGCACGTTCGGGATTACCGCCTCCACCACTGCCGCCGAGGCTGAGGCGGCCGGAGTGGAAGTGGGCGGCCTGGGCGCGATCCTGGGCGGCGTGCTGGTGATAGGCATCGGGGCGGCCGTGTTCAGCCTCATAGATCTGAAGATGCGGCTGGACCAAGCGCACTCCAGCGTACAAGGCCTCACAGACGCAGATTTTTCGAAGTACATTACTGGCGTCGTGACGTCGGCAACAAGCACGCAAGAACTAGCCGCGGCTTCGGCCCAGGTCACGAAGGCATTTGCGGAGGGAATCATCACCCAGACGCAATACAATGCGCTCTTGATGGAACTCGACACCAAAGAAAAGGCGGCAGTCGGCAACGGCTTCAGCGAGTACCTCACGTCCATCGGTGCCAACTTGCACATCGTCACGGACGCCTCTGGCGAACTTCAGAAGGGAATCGTATCGCTCACCGAGACGACGCAACAACAGACGGCAGCGTATCAGCAGTCGAAGGCTGTCTATGATGCGGTGCTCAACAGTTATGAGTTAGGCATTCCGATGTCGAACGGTGTGGCTGCCAGCGCACATGACGTGGACGTGGCTTATCAGGGGTTGACTTCCAGTGCGAATGCGGCCGGTATTGCCATCGCGCCGATGCCTGGCACAATGGCGGCGATCAACGACGCGGCTTTAGCGCTGGGTCCAAACACCAATACGCTGGCGGCAGCGCAGCAACTCTCGGCGGATGCTGCGGTCTCGCAGCAGGCGCACTTATTCGACTTGAACACGACGCTCGACACGGACCAGGCCAAGGTCATGCTGTTGACCTCTCAGTATCGGGACTGGCAGCAGGCACAAGACGGGTCGACATCGGCCACCAAAAATCTGCAAACGGCAGAGGAGAACTTAGTCACATCTGAGGTCAAACTCATTAACGACCGCACCCAAATGACGATAGCCCAGCAGGACATGGTTGCGTCTCAGGCCATCATGACTGCCGGTATTGGGACGGAGGGCGCAGCGCTGGCCGTGCTGTCGAATGAGCTGGGACAATCCCAGGCGAAACTACAGCAGCAAGTGGACCTGATGAACACCGGAGAGGGATCGGCCACGAAGTACGCTGCCGCTGTAAAGACGGTGGAGAAAGCGCAGGAAGACCTGGATGCCGCACAGGCGGTGGCCAACACTGGGTTGCAGGGCAACACTGCGGCGTGGGCCGGCGCGGAAATGACGCTGGCAGCAGCGAAGGCAAAGCTCGATGACGTGACGGCGGCGTATAAAGCGGGTGAGGACACTTACAATCAGTACGCGACGGCTGCGACGGCTGTGCTGAATGCGCAGATTGCGGTCGATGAAAACAACGCAGCGGCGGCCACCGGTGTACAGAGTCTCACTGACCAGTATTCCGAGGCGGTGATTGAGTTGGCCACGGCGCAAGCCAAACTCCAGGACGTGACCACCGCATATCAGAACCAGAAGGTTTCGCTGGATGTTTTGGTGGCAGCGCAGAATGCCGTGACGACAGCGCAGAAAAACCTGGACACACAGCAAGCGGCATCCCCGAGCATTATTGATGCGACGACAGCGTCCATCATCAAAAATACCGCAGCGCTGAACGCGCAGTACACACAGCAAGTGGCAAATACCGAAGCGCTTCAGGACTTCCTGGGCATCGGTAATGGCGCCGGCACGAGCCCAATGAACTTGAGCGCGCAATCTGGCTATACGCTCAAAGAGAGCCCGTCGACCGGGATGGGCGGCATTGTCATCACGGAAGTACCACTCCCTGCGACCGCCCTGGCGCTCCAAGAGCAGCAGGACGAAGCCGCAGCGGCGCAGCAGGCCAATCCGAAGAATCTCACAGACCCCGCTACACTGGCCGCGGTGACGCTTGCGGTGGCTCAGGCGGCGTTGAAGGACCTGTCCGCGTCGTATTCCTCGGGCTCCGGACTGGTGACGGCAGAGCAACTCCAGAGCGCGCAGTCGGCTGTGACCACGGCCCAGGCGGCAGTCGCGGCGGCGCAGGCAAGCGCTAGTGCGATCCAGAACCCCAGCGCGACGTCGGGGACGACGTCGCCGACGTCGATGACGTCGACGACCAACAGCACCGCGACGGCGAGCACGGCAACCGCAGCGGCAGCGCCCACGGGCGGTTCCTATATCTATCAGGCACCCGGCTCGATATTCTTGGTGGAGCTCGTGGATGACCAAGGCACGCCAGTCGATATCGGCACGGCGACGGCCGCCGCGGTGGCAGCCAGCAGCAACGGCAGCACGCCGGTATCGGATCTGCTCCTGACGTTAGGCGGTGGAACGGTTTCGACGGCTGCCGGCACGGCGACGGCCGCCACGGCGAGCGCCGCTGACACCGCAGACGCCATGACGGCTGCCGCCGCGTCGATGCAGACAGTGGCGGGCGCGATGCAGCAACTTGGGCAGGCCGTGGTCTCCAGCGCTGCCGCGGTCACGGCTTCAGCCTCCCAGATCTCGTGGGAGCCGCTCAACCTAACAGGGAGCACGAGCTCTACTACAAGCGCCACAGCGCCGGCAGAGACACTCAGCATCGGCACGACGCCCGTCGCGTGGAGCGACGGATATGCGGGGAGCTACACGGGAGGCGGATACCAGGCGCCCGTCACGGGCTCGTTGCCTGGCATTGGCCCGGACATGGCCGGTCCAATCGCGACGCCCAGCCGGTTTCAGACGGCGGCTCCAGCAGCCACCGCGGCGCCCGTGGTCAATGCCAATTTTCAGGGCGCCAATTTCGCCAATTCCAATCCAAATGCCGTCCAACAGGCTGTGCTCCAGGGCATGACGCGCGCGCTGCGGACGGCTGGCGCGAGGTTCTGACATGATCGTTCCAGACGACGGTACGACTCTAGAATTTTTCGTGGGTACATGGGGGCCCGGCAGATCGACCGCCGGCTCCAACGTGATCGATATGGTCAACTTCCCGGCGCTCCCGGGACAGTCGGCGGCGGTGCAGTTCACCCCAGACGATGTGGGTATGCCGATCATGATTATCGGGGCCGGCGCGGTGGACCCGATAACGCCGCCCTACGTCACGCCCGGCGGCACAATCCACAGCACCATCACGGCGTACATTTCGCCGACGTCTGTGCAGATCGCCGACAATGCGGTGACGACCTACTACAATTCGGGCGTCGGCAATGTGGCGGTCTTCCGGCCGTGCGGGACGCAACTCGACAGCATCTCGTATCAGTCGAGCATTGCGACGGGGACGCGGGACACGTTGGACCTGGTGATCTTCGCGACCGATCCGTATTTCATCCGTAATCAGATCATCTGTCTCGGACAGCCGGTCTATCTCAAATCGAGCAACTCGGCAGTGGGCGAGATCTTCGGCGGCTCGATTGACAGCTTGACGGTGAGCAACCAACTCCAGCCGGGCAGCGGGGGCTTGGGCGCGGCGACTAATGCAGCGGCGACGACGCCATTTACCTACACGTGCAACTGTGCCGCCTGGGACTCGATTCCCAACAAGCGCATTGTGCGCCCCGAGTACGCGCAGACTTACTCGGGGACAGCCGACCAGGTGTTCAAGCAGATCGCATTAATCAATCTCATTGATGAGGGAGTGACGGTCAACATCCCCGATACCGGCCCAAGTATCCAGTTGCCCGGCGCGGCCGGCGCGGTGATCGCTCAGCTATTCGATCAGGTTTGTCAGTACGCAAACGATGGCACCACTGTGTGGTATTGGAAATTTGACGCCTGGCGCAACGTCACATTTGCGAAGCACACCAGTGTGGCCGCGCCGTGGAATGTGGATGACACCGCGGGCAGCGACAACAATGTCCTGGTGTCGGTGAGCGCGACCACGAGCCACGATCAGCTTGCCAACATCGTCTATGCGCTGGGACAGAACGTCAATATCGGCGCTATCACCACGACATTTAATGGCGACGGCGTGAGCACGACATTCAACGTGCCCACCGCCCTACTTAACCCGCCAGGCATCTCGCTCAACAACGTGACGCAGACGGTGGGCATTCTTGGCGTGGACGGAGGCATGGATTGGTATTGGTCGCAGGGCTCTACTACCATTACGCAGGCCAATGGCGCGACCATCCTGACATCGCTTGACTCGCTGATTGTGACCTCGCAGGCCAGCGCGGCGCGCATCGCACAGGCCTACAACGACGCGGGATTTGCGGAGCGCAATATTGTTGAGGGCGCGGGTGGTACTTATGAGGGGCTTATCAACGTTACTCAGCCACTCACGCCGAACCAACTACTCGCGGATGCAGAGACATACGCTTACCAAAATGGAGAGCCTCCTTTGTCTGTCCTGGCAACCACGTTGCGCGGCGGGTTGGCCACAGGTCAATTGCAGACGATTGTACTGTCGGACATCGGGATCAACGGTAGTTTTTCGATTACCCAAGTCAAGATGTCCACGGTCAACAACATCGTCTATTGGGACTATGTGGCGTTGCGTAACTTCGCGGTGCCGGATTGGCTGACAGCATTCACGCAGTTCATTAATCGGGACCAGCCGA